CTGGGCCGACGCACTCTACCTTGTAGGTAAACGCGGGTGCGTCCGCAGTTGCGGCGAGTTGCGTCATGCTAATTTCTTTCGCTTGATTGGAAGAAATGGGCGGGAGCGCAAACCCCCGCCCAAATCTCTCCAGCCGCTATTAGCTGGCTGCGTTGACGAACGACTTGACGGCCCCACCAACGTCGATGAGGTTGCCGCCAGTACGCATCCACGCGAGGAAGCCGACCTGGCCGAGCTTCGTGTATGCCGAGTCCGTGAAGCGGAACATCTGAATGTCCATCGCGTCGCGGATGACATACTCCGAGAAGTCGCCGTAAAGGATCGACGTGGCCGAAGCCGCCATCGCGGCAACGTCCTGGTTGATGACGAGCGGATCGCCGAGCAACCGGTCGGGCATTCCGCCAGGGCTGCCCTGCTCGTAACCGGGAACGAAGATCGGGCGGCTCTGCCCGTCCTTCATCTTCCGGAGAGCAGCAAGCGTGGAGTCGTTGAACATCCACCGCATGTTGCCGCGCTCGCGGTAAGCCGGATCGACCGAGTGTTGCAGGGAGATGAGCGAGTCATAGGTGACCGCCGTAACCTGCGAGGTCGAGTTGGCAGCCGTCACGCCAACCGTGGCCGCTGTCACAACGCCGTTTGGCTGCGACGAGCCGGTTCCGGTCGTGAAGTGCGTATTCGTGATACGACCAAGCCGCGTGGCGAGGCGCTGGATCACGAAGCCCTCCACGTCCACATTCGAATCCTGGAGGAGTTCGAACGGAACCGCGACGATCTTGGACGAGTATTTGTAGACCGACAGCGTCTTAACGCCGAACGAGATATCAGCGGCGGTAGCAGTAGTGTTCTGGCCGATGATTTCGCCGACTTCCGAGGTGCCATCCGAGGTCGGATAGTTGATGTCGCCAACGCCGGTCGTCTGAATGACGGTTGACACCCTGCGCATTGCGCCCGGGCCAGCCTTCAGTGCGTCGAGAACCTTCTGAGCAACTTCCGTCGCAACGGTATAACCGCCCTGCGAGTTGGTCGTGGTGCTCATGGTGTTGCGGACAATCGCCCAATCCTCGCGGGACAGGCCCTCGTCGCCGTTGCGAACCCACTTTGCGAACACTGCGGGGGCGGAAGCCTTCTCGTCGTGCGCGATGCGGTCGGCGGCGTCTGCAATGTTGTCGCGGAGCGCCTCCTCGGCGAGGCGAGCGTTTACTGCGTTGATGTTGGCGATTTGGCCGTCGAGAGCATCAAGCTCCTTCATGCCCAAATCGTAGACGGGCTGGTCGGTTTCGGCGTTCCAGTCCTTCTTGGTCACGAGTTCGTTCAGCGATTTCGCCTTTGCCGCGCGCTGCTCGCGGAGAGCCTGAATGCTCATCGTTGGTCTTCTCCATCATGGGATGGGACGCCTCACGGCGTGCCCGGTGAATGCCGCTTGGTGCGGCGGTCTGCTTCGCGCGGCTTGCGCTTACGCAGCAGGTCTGAGCAGCATGTCCGCCGCGAAGTTCGGGCGGGCAGTCTCCTCAATCTCTTGAATAACTTTGGTTAGGTGTTCCGCCTGCGCGCAGGCGACGGAGAGATCGGCCAGCTTTTGCTCTGCGCCGGCGTCGAGTTCGACTTTCACGGTAAGTGTCGTTTCCGGCGCGTTGTCGTAGGCGCTCAAATCCCACTTTGCCGCGTTCTTCGGTGAAGCCTCGGCAACCTCATCGGCAAGTCCGAGGTCAATCGCCTCAACGCCGGTAAGCCATGTCTCGCGGGACATCAGGCCGGCGAAGTCGGACACATCCTTGCCCCGGCTCTTCGCCGCCGCCTCGTAGGTCTCGACAATCGTTCCGTCGATCTTTTCAAGGAGAGATGCGGTCGCCATCATGTCATCAGCGTTTCCGAGCGCGAGGCTCCACGCCTTATGGATCATCAACATCGATCCCGGCCCCATCACCGTCTTATCGGCAACCGAAGTCACGAACGACGCAGCGGACGCGGCGTAGCCGTCCACATGGGCTGTCACCGTGCCGTCATGCTCGCGAATAGCCTGCGCCATTGCACGGGCGGCGAACACATCGCCACCGGGGCAATTGACGCGGAGGGAGATGTCGCCCTTCATGCCCTTCATGGTCTGGACGAAGGTCTCCGCATCGACGCCGCCGAACCAGTCCGCCTCCTCTTTCGAGGACACGATCACGTCATACAGGTAGATGGTGTTGCCCTCGGCTTTGAACTCGCCTCGCTTGGCGTTATTTCGCAGCAGGTTGAGCAGTCGGTTCTTGTGCATTCTTGTCCCCTTGCGTCCCAACCGGATCGAGCGAGCCAAATTCTGGCACACGCTTGAGGTTGAGGCGGTTGCGGATTTCCTCCGCTGTCATCATGGGCTTCTCGCCAGCGCGTCCGAGCGCGGTGCGATAGCTGTTGAACAGTGTCGCCATGTCGGCGCGTTCAAGCTCGAAAGTATCAAATTCTGCGAATTTTCCCGCTGTTCTGAAGAATTTGCGGTTAATTTCGTTCTGGAACTTGTTAAGATGCTGACGGAGGGTGAAGCGGACGAAGCCCTGCCCCATCGTCTCGACGCCGCTGCCCCAGCTCGTGGTCTTTTCCGTGTGGCCGATCATGAACGGGGGCACGCCGTAAGCTCTGGCGATTTCCTCAATCTGGAACTGCCGGGTTGCCAGTAGCTGCGCATCTTCGGCGGTTAGCGAGAGCTGATCGACCTTGACGCCGGACCCGAGAACGGCGGGTTTGTGCGAATTGCTGAGACCGCCGTATTTCCGTTCCCACCCAGCCTGAATACGGTCTGCGGTATCCTGATTGATAACCTGATCCGTGGTCAGGATAATGTCTGGGCGAGCACCGTTGGTGAAGAACCGCGCGGCGTATTCCTGGGTGGCGAGCGCAACCGCGCCGCTCATGCTCAAATGGTGTCTGAGCGGACTAATCGAGCGCAGCCCGTTGAACCCGAAACCGGCGACGTGGATTACATCGTCCTGGTCGAGCACCACGAACTTCTCGGTGGAGAAATTCGGGATTCTCGGATCGGGCGTAATGATATAGAGCAGCCGCAGACCATCCTGCGACAGAATAACCGTTACTCGCGCAGGGTGGACCGGCTCCAGCCCGACAATCCCCGGCCCCTGACGCCTGATGATCGCGAAAGCGTCGCCGTGAAACAGCAGCGATTGGACGAGAAACTCCCATCCGTTCGCAGCCGACCAGCGAGGGAGGAATTGCTCGTTGAGCAACCACCACAAATCATCATTCTGGAGCTGGTCACGCTCGCCATCGGGCTTGCGCCTGTAAACATGCATCGGAAGAGCAGAAATTGCCCCGGCGATCAGGTTTACACAGGCATAGACAGCGGAGATTGTTACCGCCGTCTGTTCAGTGACTTGCGGCAGTCCAGTTACGGGGCCGAAGAAATTATCCCACGTCGAGCTGTTCGTCGTGATCGTCGTTATCGGTGTCTGCGGGGCGTCGTTGCGGAGCATCCGCTTAAAATCGCTCCAGAAGCTCACAGAAACACCTGCAATTCAGGGGTAGGTTCTTGGAACATCGCCTCCACCCCTTCAGCCATTGCCAAAGCGACGAGACCGTCGATGCGGCCCGTGGCTTTGTGTTTGTCGAGTTTCCGGTTTCCTGCGGGGTCTTGGACAGCCACCGCGTTTGCCGCGCACATCGCGAGCACCGGATGTCCGCCATGACGGACGCATTCCTTGAGCAGGTCAGCCTCCAGCGCATCCAGGGCTGGGCTCATGCTCATGTAACCCTGTCCGAACGGCTCCAGCGGAAGCTCGACGCCCTGCCGAGCCAATGCCTGTTGCATCCGGTCCATTCGCCAGCGGTCGAAGCCGATCTTTGCTATCGAAAGGCCCGAGCAGATTTCGCCTACGTCTCGGGCAACGTAATCGTAATCAATAACCTTTCCGGGTGTCGTTCGGAGAAGGCCGTCTCGAACCCAGACATCATATGGCGCTTTGTCCCTACGCGCTGAATCCGCAACCGATTCAATGGGTATCCAGAAGAAGGGCTTGACGTGCAGGATGCCGTCTTGGCGGCACGTGAGAACAAGCGCCGTAAGGTCGGTAGTAGCTGAGAGATCGAGCCCGCCATAAACAACTCCGTCGAGTTCGCTTGGGGATTCGTTACCAGCTTTCCACGTCGCGGGAGAGACAAAAGCTGCGACCATGTTCACGCGTTGGTTCAGCGTCAGAACTCGAAACGTATTCTCCGCGCTCGGCATCCGCAGCGCCTGCGCCGATTGCTCCTCAACGTCCCTGCGGGAGCGGAACAGCCCGAGAGCGGGGTTCGCCGCCTTCCACGCTTCCTCGTCGTCTAGCGCGCAATCTTCTGGGGCGGTGTAAACGTGGGACACGATAGAAGCGTCGCCACTTCGCTCGGCGTCATCGAGCCAGATAGAAAACAAATCCGCATCAGTCGGTGCTTGCGTTGAGATCGCGATGAGTAGCGGAGCCTCATGCGCGCCTTGCGCCGTTGTGATCGCGTCAATGAAGGCATCCTGCGGCCCCCTGATCTGCCCCACTTCGTCAAGTATGGCGAGCACCGGACTCAATCCGTGCGCGGTAGTTCCTTCAGCTGCTAGAGCTTTGTATTCGGTATTCATCGGAAGGCCGATGAGCCGCTTGCCCGATGGCACGATGCGAATGATCTTTTGCAGCGCGGGGTTCAATTGAACCATCTTCGCCGCGAGATTGAACACGAGCGCAGCCTGGTCCCGCGAACGAGCACCCGACACGAGCTGCGAGTTCAACACTGCCTCCGGCCCAACCAGGTGAGCCAAGAGCAAGCAGGCGATCAAAGCAGACTTGCCGTTCTTTCTCGCAATCGCGAGGTATGCTCTCCGCGTTCCTGCGGGATTATCGTAGATCGCAAGAACGAACTTGCGTTGGAACTCAGCGAGCTTAATCGGTTGGCCGACTTGCGTTCCCTCTGGAACAACGCAGAACTTTTCGATGAAGGCGCAGACCTTCTCTCCGCGCGTCATCAGTTGACGCTGGGCCTCGCCAGCAATTCATCTTCGCCTAGATCGCGCTCGATCTCTTTCGCGACCTCGCGGCGCTTGGCATCGTTCCTAGAATCACCACTTCGCGCGCGGGCATGAAGGGCGAGGGAGCGGCGCAGGCTCAATATGTCGCCGGTTAGCGACTTGACCGCGCGGGCACGCGGATTCTCAACGCTAGTGCCATTCTCTCTTACCGAGATGTAGCCCTCATTACGCAGGGCAACTTGCTCCCTCGCCAAATC